GCGAATGTCAACTTCAAGGAAGTATCTGCAGAACTGAAGAAGATACAAAATACATCAACGCAAAGTATTAATAATCTGAAAGGATATTCAAGTGCATGGCGTGAGATTGCAAATAGTGTTGATATAGCCAGTAATGAGTTTCGACAGGCTACTGCTGAGGCTGATCGTCTTGATAAGAAGCTGGCCGAGATTCAGGGAAAGCAGATTGGAGGTAGAGGCGGCCGTGGCGGCATTGGCAAGGCTGCGCAGATTGCGGGCACAGTTGCGGGTGCAGGCGTCTTTGGCGGCTTCGAGGGTGGCGCTGGTGCGTTGATTGGCGGCATTGTTGGTGGCGTCCCTGGAGCGATTGTTGGCGGTGGTATTGGTGCGCAGGTTGGCGGCGCTCGACAGGCACTTGGTGGGGCTTCAACTTATGCCGCTGATTTATCAAGGCAGCAGCAAGCGTTGAGGCTTGTCACTAAGAACGCAAGTGAATATCAACGCGCTCTTGGGTTCATTGATCAAACAAGCAGAAGCCTTGCGATTCCGCAGGATATTTTGACGCGGCAGTTCACGCAGCTAACCGCTTCTGTCAAAGGCGCAGGCGGCAATGTACGTGATGCTGAGAAGGCATTTATTGGTATTGCATCTGGTATTCGCGGTACAGGCGGCAGCCTTGAGCAACTTGATTCCGCGCTGACTGCAACATCGCAGGTGTTCAGCAAGGGCAAGGTAAGTGCCGAAGAACTTCGTCAGCAGATTGGTGAGCGCCTGCCTGGCGCATTCAGTCTGTTTGCTGAGTCAATCGGCATGACTCCTCAGCAGCTTGATAAAGCACTTGAGAAAGGCCAGGTCAGCTTGCTCGACTTCCAGAAGTTTGCAGAGAAGCTGTTTGAAAGGTATGGCGAAAACGCCAAGATCATCGCTGATGGTCCTGATGCTGCTGGTGATCGCCTGAAGACATCATTGGCTCGTTTGCAACAAAGCGTTGGCACGCTGCTGAAGCCTGTGGGTGCATTCTTCCAGACGATTTTTGCTTCGATTGTTGACGCGATTGATAAAGCAACAAGAAAGCTGAATCAATTCCTTGGGCTTGGCAAAGATCGCACGCAGCAGATCGCTGATATTAACAGCAAATTGTCGATCCTTGATAAACAATTGGCTGGATACGACAAACTGCGTGATTCAGGTCAAGCCAGTGGTTTCCAAAAGAGTTTTATTAAGAATCTTGAGGCACGTCGCATTCAGTTGACAGCGCAACGTGATGCGTTGAAGGCCGCTGAAGCTGCAGTCAGCACGGGTCAAGGTGAACCCCCGTCAAGGCTTCCTGGTATCACACCAGAGGCAGCAAAAGACAAGAAGAGCAAAGCGGATCGAGAGCAAGAAAAGATCCTGCGTGACTACAATCGCGGTCTTGAACGTGGTGCGGATCTTGCCGAAAAACTGCGTCGCATGATTCGCGATGTCAATCTCGAGACTGCAGGGATTGGCGAGACGGCAGAGGAAGCGATTGAGCGCAAGTTCCTTGAGGCGTTGAACGACATCAACGACAAAGGCAAGGATCTGAACAAAACCATCAAAGAGTTGCGGCAGTTGACTGGTGGCCGCGTCATGTTCGAGGGGCTTGTTAATGCTGATCGGACAGGTCTTGCACAGCAGTACCTGCAAGCTCTTGGCGTTCAAGCACAGAGGCGACGTGACGAAGCGCTGGGGCAGCTCAAGTTTGATGAGGCTATCTCTAAAGCTCAGTTCAGCTTTGCCGACACCACCGCGTTTGATGCAGGTGTTCAGAACTATCTGAGCGGCATTGGTCAAATTGACGATGCATTGACTTCCTTGACTGATAAAGGATTCAAAGGCGTCGAGGATGCGATCACTGAACTTGTCACGACTGGCACTTTCAATTTCAGAAGTTTCGCCGCGTCAATCTTGGCTGATACTGCAAGGATGATCATTCAGCAACTTGTGCTGAAGACGATCATGCAAGCGCTGGGATTCGGCGGTGGGTTCTTCAGTGGAGGGTTCCTCGGCTCTACAGGCGCCATGAATATCTCTGGTATGCCATCTGCCGCCAACTTTGGATTGAGCTCTCTCACGAGCGGCGGAAGCAACTTCTTCAGTGGATTTGCTGCAAGCGCAAAGGGCAATGTTTTTGGCCGCAATGGCATTCAGAAGTTTGCTAGGGGCGGCATTGTTGGCGGTCCCACGATCTTCCCCTTTGCTAATGGCATTGGGTTGATGGGTGAAGCTGGTCCTGAGGCGATCATGCCCCTGCGGCGTGGACGTGATGGACGCCTGGGTATTGAGTCCGCTGGCGGCGGTGTCAATGTCACGGTGAACGTTGATGCAGGTGGCAGTGAAGTTCAAGGCGATGGACCCAATGCGAATCAATTGGGTAGAGTGATCGGGGCTGCGGTACAGGCCGAAATCGTTAAGCAGCAACGCCCTGGTGGCCTGCTCTCTGGTACTCGCTGATGGCTACGTTCGACGACGCGACAGTAGGAACGAGCACAGGCGGAACGACGCCTGACTTTGGATCTGCTCGCAGGAGCGCACCGATTGTCAGGACTGTTCAGTTCGGCGACGGTTATCAACAACGGTTGAAGTACGGGCTGAACCAGAACCCGAAGGAATGGGATCTGCGCTGGACTGCCAAGTCAACGGCTGATGCGGATGCGATTGAATCATTCTTTGATGCACGTGCGGCTGACAACGCTGCGTTCGACTGGACGCCTTTGGATGACAGCACGGCGTACAAATGGATCTGCAGTGAGTGGAATCGCGAGTTCAATTACGCGAACGTGCATACCATTACTGCAACGTTCAAGCAGGTGTTTGAACCGTAATGGCCTATTCAGCCTGGCAAGCCAGCACGAGCTACGCGGTTGGTGCCATTGTCCGCGCCACGACCACGCAGGCCAGCGGGCTTGTTTTCCGCTGCACGGTCGCCGGCACCAGCGCTAGCACGCAACCAGCGTGGCCAACCGACATCGGCAGCACGATCGCAGACGGCGGCGTCACATGGGCAGCGATCAGCAGCGTTTACGAAGAGCTGGCGGTTCTGGGTCCGAACGCCATCATCGAGCTGTTCGAGCTGCAACTTGACTCCACACTGCACGGCGCCAGTACCACCTACTACTGGCACAACGGCGTAAACGCAGCCGTGACTGGCAACATCGTCTTTGCCAGCAACACCTACGTCAGGCTTCCGGTCGAGGCGACGGGCTTTGACTACACCAGCTCTGGCAGCCTGCCGCGTCCAACGCTGCGGATCAGCAACCTGTTCAGCGACATGACCACGCTGCTGCTGCTGGTCAATGCGACCACACCCGGCAACGACCTGGGCGGCGCCACTGTGCGGCGGATCCGCACGCTGAAAAAGTTCCTCGACGGTGAGGCAGCGGCTGACCCTAACGCCCGCTTCCCGACAGAGATCTGGTACGTCGATCGCAAGTCCAACGAAAACCGCGACCTGGTTGAGTTCGAGCTGGCCAGCAAGTTTGACCTGGCTGGTGTGATGCTGCCCCAACGGCAGATCATCGCCAATGTGTGCCAGTGGAAGTACCGCGGCGCTGAGTGCGGCTACACCGGCAGCAACTACTGGAACGTGAACGATCAGTCCGTGGGCACCCTGGCTGCTGATGTGTGTGGCAAGCGGGTGGAGAGCTGCAAGCTGCGGTTTGGGGCTACTGCTGAACTGCCGTTCGGCTCCTACCCGGGAGCGGGATTAACTTCGTAGGGCACTATGGAAGGGAGTCGGTCTGACGTAATAAAGCTCTCGCAGTCGCTGCAGGCTGACATCCTGGCGCACGCGCAGGCCGAGGATCCCCGCGAGTGCTGCGGTCTGATCCATGTCGTCAAAGGCCGGCGCCGCTACTACCCGTGCCGCAACATCGCCGCCACACCAGACGAGCACTTCATCCTTGACCCGGCGGACTACGCAGCAGCCGAAGATCTGGGCGAGATCGTGGCCGTGGTGCATAGCCATCCGGTGACGCAGCCAGTCCCATCAGCAGCGGATCAGATCGGCTGCAACAACAGCGGCCTGCCGTGGGTGATCGTCAACCCCAAGACCGAATCCTGGGGCGGCTGCGAGCCTGCAGCGTTTGAGCTGCCCTATGTCGGCCGCGAGTTCGTGTTCGGCGTGGTCGATTGCTACTCGCTCGTGCGGGACTGGTACAGCCGCGAGTGGGGCCTGACGCTGGCGGACTTCGACCGGCGTGATCGGTTTTGGGAACGCGGAGAAAACCTGTACCTCAACAGCTACCGCTCGCAGGGCTTCAGGCAGGTGCCGTTCGAGGAGCTGCAATACGGCGATGCGATCCTGATGCAACTATCGGCAAGCCTGCCCAACCACGCGGCGATCTACTTGGGCGATCAGCAAATCCTGCATCATGTACAGGGGCGATTGAGTAGCCGCGACGTGTATGGCGGTTACTATGTCAAGAGCACTGCCCTGGTCCTGCGGCATGAAAGTCGTTAAGGTCTACGGCGCACTCCGCAAGCGACTCGGACAGTGCCGTTTCGAGTTTGAAGTGGACACGCCCGCGCAGGCGATCAA